CCGGAGCTTCTACCATGGTCAGGATCGACCACAAGAAGCCTATCGTCGACCCGCTCACGAACGTGAGCAGGATCTCGGTGGCTTCCGTGTGGCTCGTCTGCCGACGTCCCGACAACGGGACGTGGACGGCAACCGAACTTTCGGACCTGGCCAAGGCACTTGGGGCCTTCGCTGCCTCTGCTTCGTACCCACGAGTTCTCGTGGGGGAGGCATGATGGGCGAAGGGCCCCAGCGTGCGATCGAGCTGGACACAACGCCTAAGTACTTCCTCTACCTTCTCGGCCTGATCGGCTCGATGGGGTTTGGGGTTGTGCTGTTGGCAATCGTGTTCGCTTTGGGGATCCTTTTCTGAGAGGCTCGAGATACCGCACCCTCGTAGTGAGAGGTTGGTATGAAAAGCTCGAAGATTTTGATCCAAGCGCTGGTCACGGACTGTGGCCAGCAATGCGGCGTATCCGTAAGACGGGACCTTCTTGAACTGTCCCATCGCATCGAACATGAGGGCGACTCGTTTCTGACGATCACCCTTCCTGAAATCGCCGAGGGGCTCGAGAGAGCCTTGGAGCGAGGTCATGTTCTGCCCTCTGACTTCCCACACTTCAAAACCGTGAGAGGTCGCAGTCACCCAGAATTCCTTCGGGGGTTCTTTGGCAGAGTGTTCGATGGTTCTTACGTCCGTACTGACGCGGATGTCTCCTGCATCAAGGCGCTTCGCCAGATCTCCCTGTTTTTTAAGAAGATCTTCGAGGTTTGCCCTGAGAAGGGTGTCACCGCACAGTTGCGGAAGTTTGTCGAGATTGACGAATCATTGGAGGACGTTGAGGCCTCTCCTCACCTGAGGAGGGCCTTTTCGTACCTTTTTGGTCGCCAATTGGAGCGGCTCGAAGCCCAAATCAACGGCTTCGAGCTTCCAGTCGGGCATGGTCCTGGTGCAACAGCTGACGGCTTCATCGGAAACGAGAAGTTCGAACAGACTGTCTGGCCAGACCGCCTGGAGCAGATCTTCCCTTTTGGGGAGTACTGCTTACCGAGTTGGAAGTACTTCCAAGAATTCCAGCCCCGGTACCTCGACGAATCGGAGGAGTTGCCCGTGAAGGTGACTCCTGTGCCCAAGACGCGGCGGAAGCCGCGCCTGATCGCCATTGAGCCTGTAGCCATGCAGTACGCACAGCAAGGCTTGATGCGTGCTCTAGTCCCGCTGCTCGAGCGGGATCCTAGGAGTGCTAACCTGGTCGGTTTCACCGATCAGGCTCCTAATCAGCACTTGGCGATGTTGGGATCGGTGGATGGCCTCACGGCCACCATCGACCTTAGCGACGCCAGTGACCGCGTAGCTAACAGCCTGGTGAACAGTCTGTTTCGCTGGTGGCCTGATGTCCTGGCTGCCCTTGATGCGAGTCGTTCTAGGAAAGCAAAACTTCCCAACGGCGGAGTGATCCGCTTGAAGAAGTTCGCTTCCATGGGTTCCGCCACTTGCTTTCCTGTCGAAGCGATGGTCTTTACGGCCATTGCCTTCGCTAGGATCGCTCGTGAAATCGGAAGCATGGAACGTGCCCTGGTTTTGTGCCAAGACACGTTTCGCGTCTACGGGGACGACATCATTGTCCCACGAGACTACGCCAACTTGGTGGTGTCGGATCTTGAAGCCTACGGTCTCAAGGTCAACCCCTCTAAGACTTTCATCAACGGAGATTTCCGTGAGAGTTGCGGAGGGGACTTCTTCCAGGGGCATCCGGTTAACCCGGTGTACCTCAGGGTGAACGTTGACACTACCAAGCGTGACGCTCGATGGTTCGGCTCTCTGGTCAGTACCGCAAACCTCCTTGAGGAGGACGGTCGTACCAGAACTGCAGAGTTCCTACGACAGGAGATCGAGGGCGCCTTAGGCACCCTCCCTGTCGTGGATGAATCATCGTCAGGGCTTGGTTGGACCCACCTTTCGCCAGAGGCTCGTAAGAGCCCGAAGCTGAGATGGAACCAAGCGCTCCAGAGAACGGAGGTTCGCACCTACGTTCTAGGGGGCGTTCCCCATCGATACGAGATCGATGGGCCCTATGCTCTGCTGAAGACGTTCACCGGTGATTGGAGCGATCCGATCTACGATGGACATCTAACGGCTAGCGGACGTCCCTCCTGCGTTAGCATAAACAGGAGGTGGATACGGGCCGACTTCTACGAGGTCGACCCGGTGCGTTGCTCATCGTGAGATGAC